ACCTCCCAGTCCAGGCCCGTCACCGCAAGTTTGCGGGTCTGCAGCTGGGAGAACAGATGGGTGTCCTTGCTTTCCATCTCCTCGAACAGCTCCATCTGCCGGAAGGGGTCCCCGGCGTCCGCCTCCTTGAATATCCGGGCCAGCTTTACCGGTGTCAGGCCGTCAGACGGGTAGCTGCTGAATTTATCGTTCACGTCACGGATGGCAACGGCTGCCATGATGGGTCTGCCGCTTTTTGCCATTTCCGGTGAGAATCTCTTCTTGCTTTTCTTTGCCATCAGTATGCTCCCTCCCCAAACCGCATGGCCCGCCTTAACACGGACTTATAGTCTGTCTTCTTCGCCATGGACTTCACCGCTACCGCCAGGGCCACGGCCATCTGAAGGCCGTCCGGAGCGTCATCATTTCTGCCCATCGGGAACTCCTCCAGCTGCTTAAGCAGTGTCTTATGCTTCCGGTTAAACTTGATATACCCGTTTTTAATGTAGGGCTGCAGGGACTGGATGCGCAGCATCTTGTTGGCAGTGGACTGGATTTCCTCGATGGGGATGTACTCCCCCAGTTCTGCCGACAGCTGCGCCATGACTTCCTTGAAGAAGTACTGGAACTGCACCGTCTCCACCCCGAACCGGAAGAACCCCTTATGGTAATCGCGCTTCAGGCGCCTTGACATCTCAAACACGTCCTGGATGATGGCATCCGGCTTCCTGCGTTCCACGCTGGCCGCCTCCACATACATGTATCCGGTATACTGGTCCAGGGCCAGGTTGATGATGGAGGACGTGTCCGCCTTTTTGTTTTTCCCCAGGGACGGGTCATTAGAACCAACAAAGAGGTAGCGGCTGTCCGTAAAGTCCACCAGCTCCTCCTCGTAGTAATCAAACCACTCTGGGTTAAAAGCCGCATTGTCCGGGTCGATGGGGTTGTTCTGCAGTTCGCTGTTAAAGGCCGCCTCCCCGTCTGAAACGCGGATGACCATCAGTTTGTAATAATCCATCTTCTCCGGCCACAGGACCTGGGTTCCTATCAGCATTTCCGCCTCGTTTGCCTCGTAAAATTCCCGGGCGTGTTCCTTGTGCTTATCGTCAAACAGGTTGGTATAAATCTCTGTCCAGCGCTCCCACAGGTCCTCCCGCCTTGCAAAGGACAGCACGGCCTGATAGGTCCGGGAATCATACTCCGGATTCTTCAGTACCCCGCTGAGCAGGGAATCGTAATGGAGCACCGTACCGATGTACATGATATCCGTATAGGTATCCCCGGCCTTGGATACCGCCTTCTTGAACCAGGATTCCAACTTCCGGCGCTGCTCCGCCGTGTTGACGTTCTCGTCATTCTCCACATCGTCCAGGACAATCAGGTCCGGCCTCCAGGCCCGGTGCCGGCGGCCTCGTATCTTCTTCCCGGAACCGATGGCCTCAATCTTGATGTCCTGGGCCGTCAGGATGACATTCCCCTTCCACACCTTTCCCTGCTGCCGGCCGAAGTCCTCCTGGATGTCCCGGTTTTCCTCCAGCTCTGTCTTAATATCCGTTAAGAACCCTTCGGCCTGGTCGGACGAATCGGACAGGATGATGATGTAATGCTTGTACCGGTACAGGGCCGCGTGCAGGGAATCCTTAAATGTAAAGTTGGTGGACTTTGCATGGCCTCTCGGGGCTGCCACCACGTTCCGGCTTCCGTCCAGCCGTGAGATAACGGCCGCTTCCTGGTATGGATTGCGCCCCTTCAGCACACCTCCGGTCCAGACCGCGTCCAGCTCCTCATGGAAGGCCGGGGATTTGCGGACAAAGTAGTGTTTTAAATAGGCCCGGCCAAAGTATCCCAGGTCAATGGCCGCCAGGCGCTTCCTGAGCCCTCTCGGACCCGTCAGGGGATGCCCGTCCCGGTACATCCGCATCAGCTCCCGGCGCTCCGGCTCATGATCCGTCCGGCGCAGGACATACGCCTCAAACAGCTCCCGCTGATAGGCTTCCCGTTCCTGTTCCTCCCGGCCTTCCTCTTCGTCCAGGCGCTCCAGGTATTCGTTGATATCAATCATGCAGCATCAGCTCCTTTGCACGGGTCAGGATTTCCTTCAGTCTCACCTTCAGCTCCGGATCTGACTTGATGGTCTTCATGATTTCCTCCTCCATTTCCTTAAAGGCCAGGTCCGCCTTATCCTTCATGTCCTGGCGGACCTTATCCTTATAGACCTTGGTCCGGCTCAGGGATGCAATCAGCCGTCCCACCTTGTCTAATGGCAGGTAGTCAAACTCATCCTCCGCTGTTGCCAGGCGGTTAATCAGTCCGTCCATCATCAGCATCAGGCCCGCCTCGGTATAATCCGCATCCGGGTTCTTCCGGACCACGTTTACCAGGGCCTCGGTCCGGGACTGAGCCTCCAGTAAGCGCTGTGCAGCCGTATTGCTCCGGACTGCATACCGCCCCACGCTGCTTTTGCTGATTTCATAGCCCTTTTCCTTCAGCCAGCCGCTGACGTCCTGGTAGCTGTTGGATGTATCGGAAAGCATCACGTCTACCTGTCCTTTGATTTCAGACGGCAGTTCGTCAATCTTGGAGGATATGCGGTTCTTCTTCCTCGTCCTTCCCATCAGACATCCACTCCCGCGTCCTCTATAGTGCCCTCCGCCAGGTCCACACCGGCCTTGGTCAGCCGTATCACGGCGTCCTTGGCGTATGCGTTGTAGGCGGTCACCTTCAGGTTCGTGAACTCAATGTATCCAGCGTCCCTCAGGTAGTCCAGGTATTTGGTGATGTCCGGGGATACGATTAATCCCGCCGCTATCATGGAATTGGACAGCTGCCTGGTCAGCGCCGTGTTGTTATATCCTTTTACCAGGGACCGTATGATATAGCCCCTGACTGCCTTGTTGTGCTGGATTTCAGCCAGCTCCCTATCATCCATCCGCTTTGCCTCCCTGTCTTACCAGTAACCGGTCCAGCTTGCCGTCCATGGACCGCATCTTGTCCTCCACCCCGTTCATGCTCCGGAAAAAATCCTCCCGCAGCACAAAGGTCGTAGCAAAATCCCCCTTGATGGAGCTCAGTTCCTTCTGCACTGCCTTGATGTCTGCCTCCTGCTTGTCCTCCAGCTTGGTAACCCTCTCGTCAAACCTGGCAATGGTGCTGTCCAGCTTGCTCCCGACACCGCTTACGGACTGCTTGAAGTCATCAATCATCATTTTTACCAGGAACCAGAGGACCGTTCCCACCGCAGTGGCTGCCATGCCGATTGTGACTGCATCGTTCATGCGCTTCCTCCCGGATGTTTGTATCTTGCCCACAGCTGCGCCAGCTTCTCCCAGCCGTACATGGCCAGGAAGGCCACATAAAAAGCCACTACCAGGGCCAAGACCGGGCCCCACCACACGGCCGCGGCCTTCGTGCTGGTCACATACCACCAATAGACCAGCTGACAGAGGACAACCGACAGCACA